CGTGGTGGATTGGTCCGCGTGGCTGGAGGACGACACTATCGCCACGAGTACCTGGGAGGTCCCCACGGGGATCACCAAGGACTCGGACGACAAGACCGACTCCACCGCCACGATCTGGGTCTCCGGTGGAGTGGTCACCAAGACCTACTCCCTCGTCAACCGGATCACCACGGCGGGGGGGCGCACGGCGGACAAGACGGTGAAGTTCAAGATAACGGATAAGTAGAGGGAGGTGAGTAAGGTGGAGGAACTCTCGCCAAGGCGCCAGCGTTTCGTGGAAGAGTATCAGAAGGATCACAACGGCGGACAAGCCGCGATCCGCGCGGGATACTCGGAAGCTACCGCCTACTCACAAGCCTCCCGACTGTTGAGGAATGACAAGGTTTTTTCAGCGATCCGGGAGGCGGAAGAGGCGCGTGGTGAGCGCCTGGGGGTGGACGTAGACCGGGTGGTGGACGAACTGGCGAAGGTCGGGTTCGCCACCATGCACGATGTAGCGAAGTGGGACGAGTACGGTGTCCACTTCCTCCACTCCGATGATATCCCCGATGAAGCCGCCGCCACGATCAAGACGGTCAAGAGCGTGACCACCACCACGAGGGACGAGAACGGGGAAGACACCACCAAGGTCACGAGGGAGGTCACCCTCCACGACAAACTCCGCGCCCTGGAGCTTCTCGGTAAGCGGTTCGGGATGTTCACGGATAACGTCCGGACCGGCCCGATGGACGAGAACCCCATAGAGATCGAGTGGGGAACGTGAGCAAGACGATATGCGAGGCGGATACGTTCCTCGTGGGGGCGTTTGGCGACGCCTGTCTACTCGTGATCTGCCATTGCGTGGTTCGGATGCTGTTCTAGTAATAGATCATTCTGGGGGTGTCACGCATGGTTTATAAGGTGCGTTTCACCCCCCACCCAGGACAGTTAGAGGTGGCCTCCAATCCGGCACGGTTCCGGGTGGTGGCATGTGGGCGAAGGTGGGGAAAGACCCTACTTTCGTCCGTCCTCACCATGGAGGAAGCCACCCAAAAGCCGGAGCGGATGTGTTGGTGGGTGGCGCCCGTCTACACCCAGGCGAACATAGCCTTCCGGGTCTTCCTCAAGAACCTCCCGCCTCACCTCATAGAAGTGAACCGGACGGAGAAGTGGATTTACTTCCCCCACAACGGCTCACGGATAGAGTTTAAGAGCGCGGACAAACCATCCACCCTTCGAGGTGAGGGCGTGGATTGGCTTGTGGTGGACGAGGCGGCGTTCGTTAAAGAGGATGGATGGACCGGCGCCCTCCGTCCCACGCTATCGGACACCATGGGGCGCGCGCTCCTAATCTCCACCTTCGATGGCGAGAACTGGTTTCACGGGGAGTTCGAGCGCGGTCAAGACGTGGACCACGCCTCTTATGCGTCCTGGCGCTACAAGACGGAGGATAACCCCTACATCCCCAGGGAAGAGATCGAAGAGGCGCGGCGGACGTTACCGAAGGAAGTGTTCGAGCAAGAGTACGAGTCTTCACCGCTCTCATACGTGGGCGCGGTCTTTAACGGCGTCCTCGTTCAAGCGGCGATAGACCGGGGTCACAAGGAAGTGTGGACGCCTGGACTCCCCACCTTTGCGGGTGTGGATTGGGGGTTCTCGAACCCCACCGTCTTCGAGGTCTGCCAACAGACCCCAGACGATTACGTGAGATGGCTTGAAGAGAGGGTGTACCACTCCACCGAGCTAAACGAGCGGTGTCACGAGATGGCGCTCCGCTCGAAGATGCTAGGGATTAAGGCGATATACGCGGACGCGGCTGGCGCGGACGAGAACATGACCCTCGCAAAGCACCTCAAGAACCAAGGGGCGAAGACCACGGTGGTCCCGGTCCCCTTCGGGAAGTACAAGCAAGCCGGTATACAGGCGCGCCGCTACTTCCTGGAGAACGGGCGGGAGTCCATCTCCCCGAAGTGTCCCTCCCTCGGACGGGACACCAAGCGTTACCGCTACGCGGAGAACAAGACAGACAAAACACTAAAAGAAGACGTGGTTAAGAAGGACGATCATTCGGTGGATGCGTCCATCGCCTTCTACGCCACGCGGTTCCCACAAGCATCGGGGAGGACGGAGTAGAGATGGCGTTCGATATCCTGGAGTTCTTCACTAGAAGAATACACGGCGCCCCCTCGTGGCCTCCGCTGTTGGTCAAGGCCGATTGGGAACAGCGTCAACAGTGGCGCCGGAGGTTCGTGAACGATTGGGGCGAAATGCTCCAGCACACCGAGCGGTTCCACCCGGAACACCGCAAGAGCATTTACACCCCGGTCCCGATGGCGCGGGAGATGGCACGGTTAAGCGCCGCGCTCCTGTTCTCGGACCCGGTGAAGGTCACCCTCCCGAATGAGGAAGAGGAAGCACGGCGCCAGCGGAACGCCAAGCGCCAAGCGGAGAAGGACAAGCGCAATCCGTTCTTGGACGAGGCGGAGAAGACCCCGGCTCCCGAAGAGGGGGACAAGGCGGTTCCTGGCGGGGGAGACGCGCCTCCGAAGCCTCCCTCGAAGGACAAGCCATCCGGTCCTCCCTCGAAGGATAAGCCGGAGATCAAAGACAAGCCGGAGACCCCGGCACAGGCGGAGGAAGACCCGGACGCGGAGACCAAGGCGGACGAGATTCTCCTGGGTGGGGAGCCTCCGAAGTCCCCCCTCCAAATCAAGCTAGAGGAACTCCTGGAGGCGAACGGGATAGACCCCTTCCTCCAGGAGAGCGCGGAGAAGATCGCCTCCGAGGGACGAGGCGCCATCCGTGTGATCCGAGACCCGGAGGTGGCGGACAACACCCCCTATCTAACGTGGGTAGCGGAGGACCAATGTCTGTGGGACGTTCGGTATGGGCGCGCCATCGTGGGCGGTGTCGCTATCTTCGAGGTGGCGCCACTGGACAAGGACGGGAACACCAAGGAAGTGTACCGCCTCTTCGAGGAACACACCACCGGACACGTGGAGCGGAAGGTCTACAAGGGGACCACCCAACACCAAGGGAAGGTGGTCCCGCCCGGTGAATGGCCGGAAGAGTGGAAGGGGATGGAGGTCTCCTATGACACCGGATTGGATGTATCCACCCTCATAAGGTGGGAGAACGTCCCCGGCGGTTACTCCGATATTGCGGGACTGGACGCGCTCCTGGACAACTTGAACGAGTCCGAGTCCCTCATGTTGGACAAGGGGAGGAAGTCCATCCCCCACGTCTTCGCGGACCGGACCCTCTCGGATGAAGAGGGGAAGGTGGACCTCGAAGGCGTGATCCTCACGGGTGACCCGAACATCACCGGGGAGTGGGGCGCGAACGTCGCCAAGAGTGTAGAGGTGGCACAGCCCGAACTCCAGACCGAGGCACACATAGCCTGGATAGATCACGTCCGGGAGATGATCGCCACCCACGCCGGATACTCGTCCGCGTCGTGGGGGATCGGGGAGGAAGGGCGCACGGATAGCGGGACCGCGCTCCAGCTAAGGCAAGCACGAACGCTACTCACGCGCTCCGGTAAGGAACGGATGGCGACGGAGGCGATCACCAACGCCCTGGCGGTGGCGCTTGCATGGTACGTGAAGAACGGCTCCGAGGCGAAGACCAAGGACTTCCGCCCGGACGTAATGCTCGGGAACGGACTTCCCACCGATCCGGTGGAGAAGGCGAACGAACTGTCCACCCGCAAGTCCAGTGGGATCGTGTCCCTCCGTCAAGCCGTGAGGGAACAGCATCCGGACTGGACCGAGGACCAAGTGGACGAGGAAGTGGATCTTATCGAAGGGGACACCGCGCTCCCGCCCATGCTGGAGGCGGCGATGAACCCGCAATTGAACCCGAACTCTCCCTTCGCGGGGGACGAGGACGAGGGGGAAGGTGAGGATGAAGAACAGGGCGATTCTTAGCGTGTTCATGTTCGCGTTCGTGCTGGCGTTCGTGCTGGCGTCAAGCGCCTCCGCCCATGTGACCGGACCCAACCCGGACGAGGATGGGGACGGATACCTGGAGGTTTACCGCGCCTCCAATTACCACGGGGGATGGGCTACTTATAAGAAGGTGGCGAACCGTCAACTCCGCGCCTACGCTCCCGAGGTCCCGCGTATCCGGATGGTCCACTCCAAGGCACGGGCGGAGGTGTGGATTCACAAGGCGGACTGGCCCAACACGCATTGTTCGGGGACCTCGAAGGAAAACCCCGGCGGGTTAGACGAGGTAATCACGGACGCCTCTTGTCCGGACCCCGCCACGAATCTCGTGGGTCACGAGGTAGGGCATATCTACGGACTTGCGGACGGTCCCATTTACTGGACCGTGGACGGGGTGGTGGTACGGAACAAGAATCCCGACAGACACCGCTCATGCACCTCTTACTGGCAGAAAAGATCCGTGAACGTGGGGGAGACCCCCCACGACGGGATAAACGGGTGCAGAGTCTTGATTACCGGGTTCGGTCCGCGCGACTTGCGGGAGTTAGCAGATTACTACTAGGGGAGGGGGTGGGGAGTGACGCGAAGATGTTGGGGGACTAGAACAGCGTAACCCGTCCCCTTGAGGGGACCGTCCAGGCGTGGAGGACGTTAAAAGCTACGGTTCATAAGCCTCCGCCCCGTAGGGTTAAACGGGGGGTAAGACAGAAGGGAAGTCAATATGTTCCGATTGATCGCGGCGATGTT